TGGGATAAAGAAGCGGCCCAGCTGAAGGCGTTCGCGCTCATCAACCGGGAGCTCCGATCGGCGATCCGCCAGTTCCTCGCGATGGCGCCCGAGGACGACGAAAGGCGGGCGAAGATCGAGCTGATGCGGGCGCAGGCCGAAAAGATTCGGTCCGGTCTCGAGAAGCCCGAAGCTGGCGACGCCATGAAGCAAATCACCGCGCTGGCCGACCTCATCAACAACCCGGCGCCGGATCGGGTGATGAACGATGTCTAGTCTGATCCCATATGCACCGCTGACGGCGAAGCAGGCGGAATATATCCAGCGCAGTCTCGACAGCTGGTTGAATGTGGCCGAAGGTGGAAAGCGCGCGGGGAAAAACATCATCAACCTGATCGCGTTTGCCATGTGTTTGGAAGTTCATCCGGACAAGTTGCACCTGGTGGCGGGCGTCACGTTGGCCGCCGCGAAGATCAACGTGATTGACTCGAACGGCTTTGGTCTACAGTATCTGTTCGCCGGCCGGTGCCGGGAGGGAGAATACAAGGACCGGGACGCGCTGTTCATCCAGACGAAGACCGGTGAGAAGATCGTCATTGTCGCTGGTGGAGCGAAAGCCAACGACGCCGCCAAAATCAAAGGCAACAGCTATGGCATGGTGTACGTCACCGAGGCGAATGAGTGCCATCAGACGTTTATTCAGGAGGTGTTCGACCGGACGCTGGCAAGCTCGGACCGAAAAATCTTTTTCGACCTGAACCCGAAACCTCCGGCGCATTGGTTCTATCGCGACATCTTGGACCATCAGGAAGAGCTGGCCCGTCGCGGCGAGAATCCGGGATACAATTACGTGCATCTTACGATCTTCGACAACCTGAGCATCCCGAATGATCGGCTGCGCGAGGTGTTGCGCACGTACGACAAGGCGTCGCTTTGGTATCAAGCGGACATTCTGGGGAAGCGCACTGCGGCCACGGGACGGATTTACACCGGATATTCGTACAAGGACGTCGTCATAACGCCGGCCGCCATCAAGGGCGCGAACTTCATCCAGTTCAGCATCGGCATTGACATCGGCGGGACGGCGGCCACGGTGGCGACGCTGGTCGGATTCACGGTTGGTTATCGGGACGTCATCCTGCTGGACGGCTATTACCACAAGCAGGGCGGCAACAGCGGATATACACACGACCGGTACGCGCGCGAGATCGTCGATAAGATCGCAGAGTGGTCTCAGACCTACCCTGCTTTTTTTGCGAGTGCTCACATCTTTGCGGAAGAAGCGGACAAGCTGTTCCGCCAGGCGCTCGTCAATGAACTGCGCCGCCGTGGGTTCCATATCCCGGTAACGCCCAGCTACAAAAAAGACGGCATCGTCGACCGGATCCGGCTGACGAACATCCTCATTAACCAGGGCCGGTACAAGGTGATGCACCACCTGAGACCGTGGATCGAGGCGTTGGAAAATGCGGTTTGGGACGAGGAAGAACGCGCTGAAGGCGAATGGGTACGCGTGGATGATGGCAGCTACCCGGTGGACTGTCTGGACAGCAGCGAATACGCCGTGCAGCCGTTCAAGCGCAGATTGGAGGTGTGAGGTTGAGTATTTGGACTGCCATAGGAAACGGGGTGAGAAATGCAGTGGCGAAACTGCTTCGCATACAGCCGGCGCCGGTGCAAACGTCGATCATCATCCAGGAGCCGCTCAGCTTCGAAGCGAATGTGTTGCGGAACCGGCTCTGGTACCGGGGCGATCCGAGCGAGCTGGATCAGTTCTACAAGCAACTTGCCAGCGCGACCAGCGACAGCGTGGCTGCGTCTCGGTTTTGGGCGGCGGTGCCGAGTGCGGACCTGCAAATCCGGAAGATCCACAGCGGTCTCCCGGCGATGATCGTCGACCGGATCACGGATATCGTGACGGCTGACTTTGATGGCATCGAACTGGAGACTGAAGACCAGCAAAAGCGATGGGACGAGATCAGCGAGGACAACAAGTTCCCGGAATTGCTGGGCGAAAGCATTGCAGAAACACTCGTGGTCGGCGACGGCGCGTTCAAGCTCGTAGTGGATCCGGATGTTTCGCCGTTGCCGATCATCGAATTTTATTCCGGTGAACAGGTCGAATACCGCCGGGTACGCGGCCGTCTGCAGGAAATCGTGTTCCTGTCGGAGTACACGTTCCGCGACAAAACCTACCGGCTGGAAGAGACATACGGTCGCGGCTACATCCGAACGCGGCTCATCGGAGAGGACGGCAAGGAAGTGCCGCTCGGGACGGTGCCGGAGACTTCGAAGCTGGTGCCCGAGGTGACGTACGCCGGCGGCTTCATGATGGCCGTGCCGATCAGGTTTTTCAAGTCGCCGAAGTGGCCCGGCCGGGGGAAGTCGATCTTCGAGACGAAGTCCGACAGCTTCGACGCGCTGGACGAGGTCATCAGCCAGTGGATTGATGCGATCCGCGCCGGTCGCGTCCAGAAATACATCCCGGAGGACCTGATTCCGCGCGATCCGAGAACTGGCGCGACGCTGAGACCGAATCCCTTCGACAACCAATTCATCAAGATCGGCACGCCGATGAGCGAAGACGCAAAAGGCCAGATCGATGTTGTGCAGCCGCAGATCCTCTATGAGGCGTTCGTGGAGAGCTACGCGAACACGCTGGACATGTGCCTGCAGGGGATCATCAGCCCAGCGACGCTCGGCATCGATCTGAAGAAGACCGACAATGCCGAGGCCCAGCGTGAGAAGGAGAAAACAACGCTCTACACGCGGAGCAAGATCATTGATGCGCTGAATGAAGTTATTCCGCGTCTGGTGGACGTGGCGCTGAAAGTCCAGGATACGATGGAGCGACGCGCGCCTGGGGAATATGCGGCCAGTGTCAAGTTTGGCGAGTACGCCAGCCCGGATTTCGGGACGGTCGTGGAGACGGTCGGGAAGGCTCGATCGCTCGGCATCATGTCCATCGAACAGGCCATTGAGGAACTCTATGGCGACAGCTGGACCGACGAAGAAAAAGCGGCGGAAGTCGCGCGTTTGAAAGCTGAGAATGGCATTCCGCTGCTGGAAGAACCGTCGGTCAACATGGACGTCCGACAGCCCGGTGAGACGCCGCCCGAAGGTGACGAATGATGGCGCGGCGAGATCCATACGACATCCAGCAGATTTTCGAAGACATGGCGCTGGCGCTGATCACGTCGATGAAACGAAACTTCCAGCGGCACATTCGGGAAGAGATGAAGGAGGGCTTCCGGTGGGACCGGTGGCAGTTCGTTCTCCTCCGCAATCTGAACCGATTTCGTGGCCAGAACAGCCGGATCATCCAGAGTGCTTTCCGCGAGGCCGAACGACTGACGGAAAGCGTGCTCCGCGAGAGTTTCGAGATTGGTCAGCGCGCAGCCGAACAACAGATCCGGCAGGTCATGGTCGGGGACAGGATCGCAGCGGCCGAAGTGTCCGGAAAAGTCCAGATCCCGATTGACGAGAAACCGCCACCCGTTCCGAAGGGTCAGAAACGTCCGAAAATCCCGTACAGCCAACTGCCACGAGCGGCGCCGGAAACACAGTTTTTCGGTCTGAACGAGCGAAAACTTGCGGCTTTGCAGCAGTCCGTTGTGTCCGATCTTATGCAGGCTGAATACGGCGTCCTGCGCAAGATGGACGACGTGTACCGACAGATCGTCTACCGTGCCCAGGTGAACATGACGGCCGGCGCGAAGACGCTGGAACAGGCCGTCGATATGGCGACGAAGGAATTTCTGGAGCGTGGCATTGACAGCGTCACGTACAAGGATGGACGCAAGGTTAATATCTCATCCTGGGCCGAAATGGCGCTGCGGACTGCGAGTCAGAGGGCGACATTTTTGGGTGAGGGGAAGAAGCGTGACGAGTGGGGCGTGTATACGGTCCTGATGAGTGCGCACGACAACTGCTCGCCGTGGTGCCTGCCGTATCAAGGCCGCGTGTTGATTGACGACGTGTACACTTCGATCGGCCCGGAGCAAGCCGAGCAGCTGGCGAAAGAACACAACGCGCCTCGGCTGTCTGATGCGATGCGCGAAGGCGCGTTTCATCCAAACTGCCGGCACACGCTGTCCACCTTCTTCCCTGGCATCACTCGACTACCAGAGCCGGTTGATGACGCGAAGGCTGAACGCATGTACCGTGCGGAACAGCATCAACGATACATCGAGCGAAACATCCGAAAATACAAGCGTCTGGTAGATGGATCGCTGGATGAGCAAAATGTCCAGCGATACAAGCGGAAGCTTATGGAGTGGGAAGCTCGCATGGAAGAGCTTTTGGAGGCGTATCCGCAATTGAGGCGCAACCGGGCGCGGGAAGTGGAGCGCACGATGGTGGTGTAAAAGAGCATGGCGCTGTTTGCACAGCGCCTTTTTCATGCCGTCCTGTCACATGACGTTAAACTGGGCGTACCCTCGGCCGGGGTATATCGGCCGACTCCCGCAGCCGGAGAGCGGCTATAAAAATCTATGGAGGTTGGATGAACATGGAATGGCTCAAAGAATTGCTCAAAAAAGCCGGGGTCGATGAATCCAAGATCGACGGCCTGGTTTCCGACGTGAATAAGGAGTTGCCAAAGCACTTTGTCGCCAAGCAGCAATACAACGAAGTGGCCGAGGCCAAGAAGAAGTTGGAGACCGACATCGCCGAGCGCGATAAGCAGATCGCCGATCTCGGCAAAGCGGCCGGCGCCAGCGAAGAGCTGAAGAAGCAAATCGAGCAGCTGCAGGCGGCGAACAAGGAAGCGCAGCAGAAGTACGAGGCCGACCTGAAGGAACTGAAGCTGTCCACCGCCATCAAGGCGGCGATCGCCGGCAAGGTCCACGACGAGGACCTGGTTGCCGGCCTTTTTGATCGCAGCAAATTGGTGCTGGACGGCGACAAGGTGGTCGGACTTGAGGAGCAACTCAAGACGCTGCAGGAGAGCAAAGCGTTCCTGTTCAAGCAGGACAACTCTCAGCAGCCAGGCTTCCAGATCGGCGGAGGCGGCCAACCGCCGACGAACATCAATCAAGACCAGCTGGCCGCCATCTTTGGAAACACACAACAAAAATGATCGGGGAGTGATCAAGCAATGGCGTATAACTACGTCACCGCGTTTGAAACGCAACTCCAGCAAAAGTATGCGCGCGAGCTGACGAGCTCCGCGATGACGACGGATCGTGTCCGGTTCGTGGGGGCGAAGGAAATCAAGATCCCACGCCTGGATCTGGCCGGCTACAAGGACCACAGCCGCGCTGGTGGATGGAACCGGCAGTCCATCAGCAACGACTTCGAGACGAAGGTCCTGCAGCACGACCGCGACGTGGAATTCTTCGTCGACGCGATGGACGTGGACGAAACGAACCAAATTCTCTCCGCGGCCAACATCACGAATGTGTTCGTCCAAGAGAAGGCAATTCCGGAGCTGGACTGCTATCGGTACAGCAAGCTGCTCTCGGAAATGCAGTCCTTCGGCGGCACGCCGGATACGACGGCACTGGACGTCAACAACGTCCTGCAAGTGTTCGACGAGCTGATGGAGCGCATGGATGAAGCGTCCGTACCGGAAGAAGGCCGGCGCCTGTATGTCACGCCGACGGTGCACAAACTGCTGAAAGAAGCTCAAGACGTCCAGCGTGTCTTCTATGTGCAATCCGGTCCGGGTCGAGTGGCGCGTGCCGTCAACCAGCTGGACGATGTCGAGTTGGTTAAGGTACCGTCCGAGCGCATGAAGTCCGTGTATGACTTCACGGACGGGTTCGCGCCGGGCGTGGGCGCGAAGCAGATCAACATGATTCTGGTGCATCCGTCGGCTGTTATCGCTCCTATCAAGCACAGCGCGATCTATCTCTGGCCGCCGGGATCGCATACGCAAGGCGACGGCTGGCTGTATCAAAACCGTTCGTACACGGACCTGTTCGTGATTGAACGGAAGGTCGCCGGCGTGCAAATCAACATGGAGGCCTGATTTTTCGGGCCTCCAATCTTTTTCCAAGGAGTGATCGAAGTGCTCTACGCTGTTAAGGGCAACAAGCAGCTCAAAATCGACGAATCGGAACGGCAGCGTTATCTGAACCTTGGTTTCGACATCGCCGAGGACCGGGGCGGCAAGCTGGAGATCGTCCAGCACAGTCCGAGCAAAACGGTGCCGTACGCGCAGTACGAGAAGCTGCTGAAGGAGAACGAGCGGCTGAAGGTGCAGTTGGCCCAAGCCGCGGAAAAGGCATTCGACCCTATCATCGAAGGCTCCGAAGTGAAGGAGCCCCGGGGGAAAACCAAGGGCAAGAAAGAATGAGGCGGTGATCGCTCATGAGCTATGCAACGCCTCAAGACTACGAGCAATACGGCGCGGGCCTGATTCCGGCTGACCAGTTGGAACAGACCCTTTCGCGCGCCTCCGATCAGATTGACGCGCTGACGTACAACAGGATCGCAGCCCGCGGCTTCGAAAACCTGACTCCGTTCCAGCAGAAGAACGTGAAGAAAGCAGTCTGCCGGCAAGCGGATTTTCTGCACCAATACGGTGACATGCTGACGGCGCCCATGACCGGGTTCAGCGCGGGATCGATCAGCTGGAGCTTCGGAGAATCGGGCTTCGATCAGGGCGCCGGCGGCGTTGCGACGTCGCAGGAAGTGATGGGTCTGCTTCTGCCGACGGGACTCGCGAATCGGGGGCTGCGGCGATGAAATTCCCGTTTCCCAGATGGCTGCCGAAGGTGCCGGTCAAGGTGTACTGGGAAGGCACGGACAGCGACGGCGAGTACCGCGAAGAGCTGATCTATGAAGGACCGGCCTTCCTGGATGAGAAGAGTCGGCAGGTGCTGGACGCCGAACGCCGGCTGGTCATGCTGTCGGGTCTGGTGATCATCGAGGGAGACATTTACCCGGGCAAACCGATCCAGGGCTATGTGATGATCGGCGAGGAACAGAAGGCGATCCACAGCACGCTGCGGCCGCGCAATCCCAACGGCACGGTCTACAGCACGGAGTTGATGCTGTCATGAAAGTGACGGTCAAAGTCAAGCTGGACAAATCGAAGATGGGCGAACTGGAAAAAATCCAGCGTCAAGCCCTCGAAATGACCGCTGAGGCCGTGTTGAGTGACATCCGAGCGTCGGCCGTTGTTCCGAAGGACACAGGCGAGCTGGAGCGCAGCGGATTCGTCGACATTACTGAAATCCAGCAGGGCGTCGCCCGGATTGTCTTCGATACTCCGTACGCCCGCCGGTTGTATTGGCACCCCGAGTACAACTTCCGGACTGACCGGAACCGAAACGCCCGCGGCAAGTGGATGGAACCGTACCACACGCCCGGCCAGAAACGCGAATGGGTGATCGAGACGTTCGGGAAATTCGTCCGGATGCTCATGAAGCAGAGGGGGCTGATCGCGTGACACTGGCTGAATTTCGCGATTGGCTCAAGACCGTCATCGACTGCCCCCAGTGGTATTTGAACAGCATGGCGGGTAAAGTGGATCGCTGCATCACTCTGTACAACACAACAGGTGCCCCGGGACGAATGGCCGTCGGCGGCCCGCAGGCGACCGGATACGCGGTCAAACCCGTGTCCATCCTCGTCCACTGGGGAAAGAGTGCAAGCGTGGCGGAGACGAAGGCACAAGAGGTCTATGATGCCCTGTTCGGAGCGTCTGGAGAAGTCGACGGCAAACGATTCTGGTTTCACATGCCCCAGTCCGGTCCGATCAGCGTCGGCGTGGACAGCGAGGGCGTGCACGAATTTGTGATTGAAACGCACATATACCACGAAAGGTAGGGATGAAAATGAACGAAGAAAAACAACCTCTGATCCCGATGGATCTCCAGCATTTCGCAACCGTGACCAGCGGGGTTTTCCCGGTTTTTGACATCGTGTTCAAGGTCGGCACGAAAGGACGGGCGTCCACGGCGGCTGATATGGTTCCCATCAAGGAAATGGAAACGTTCCAGATTGCCATCGACGGCAATGTGGAAGAATGGACGCCGATGGAAACTGAGGGCTGGATGCGCCGCCTCATGACCGGGAAGAGCTTCACGTTGACGCTGAACGGCAAACGGCATGTTGGCGATCCCGGGAACGATTACGTGGCGGAAACGGCGTGGAAATCCGGGCCGGACTGCTCCACGAAATTCCAGGTGGTGTTTCCGTCCGGCGCTACGCTCGACTTTGACTGCATCCTCAATGTGACGGAGGCCGAGGGCGGTGACAGTACGGCGGTTGCTGCGCTGTCGGTCGAAGTCATGAGCGACGGAAAACCGACCTACACGCCGGCACCGACGAACGGTGGAGGTGGAGAATGATGGCAAAAACCATTGACATTTCGAGCAAACTGACGAACGAACGCCCTCGGCTGAAACTGGCCGAGGGCATTGAATTTGAGATCGATAACCGCAAAAACACGATCTTGATCCTGAACCAGAAGATCCAGGAAACGGACCTGAACGACCTGCGTGAGGTGGACGGAATCCTCGAACTGCTGCTCGGTAAGGAGGCCGTGCAGAAGATCGGCGAGATGGACATTTCTTTCGCCGACTACCAGACCATCTTCATCGCCTGCATAGCTGGCGCCATGGGTGAGGACTTCGAGGTTGTGGAGGCCCGATTTCGCCGGGCGCGCGAAGAAATCTGAAACTTGGTATGACCTGTACGAGGATTGGGATCTGATCGAAGCGTCATTCGCTGCTCAATATGGCATCCGGCTCCGTAATGAACCGGACATGACTTGGGAGGAATTTTCCTCGCTACTCGCCGGGCTTCTTCCCGACACACCGCTCGGATATATTGTGCAAATCCGCAGCGAGAATGACCGAGAGAAGCTGAAACACTTCACGCCGGAGCAAAAACGTATTCGGGCGGCGTGGCGAACCAGGAACATGAAGAAAGTCGACATGAATCCGGAAGATGCGCGGAAAGCGATCGAACAGTTCGAGAAGATGATGGCGGCCATGTTCGGGGGAGGTGATAAGCGTGTCGGAAGTGGGCAAGGTCAGCCTCGGAATTGAGCTTGGGGGAAACGTCGAGAGGCAGATTGAGGGCGCCGCAGCAAACCTTGGCAAAAGTTTTTCGGCTGCCCTGAAATCGTCCTTCCAGGGCGTAATGAAGGGATTTCAGGCGGCCTCAAAAACCACGCCGGCGCCGGCTCCGAAGATCGACGTGGCGAAGGCACAGGCGGAGATCGAACAACTCACGGCCTTTCTGGACAACGTGAACGCCCGCCTAGACTTTCAGCGTCGCAAGCTGACCGAATTAAAGGAGCGATATGACAACACCTTCAATGAGGCGCGGAAGTCGAGGATTCAAGCGCAAATTTTGAACACCGAGGCGGCCGTCCTCCGTCTGGAGAAGCAGTCAGATGCGACGGCGGCGAAAATCTGGAGGTTGGAGGATTCGATTGCCCAAGCCGGCCAAGCGACAAAGCAAATGAAGCCTCCTCTCGTTGACATGGACAAAAAGATGAAAGCCGTAGCCAAGTCGTCCACCAACCTCGGACGTGCGCTCAAGGCAACCGGGAAAAGCGCGAACAGCATGGGCAACCAGTTCACGGCGGCATTTAAACGGATTGCCAAACAGGTGCTCATCTTCTCCGTCATCTATCGGGCGATCCGGGGTCTACAAAGCTACATCAGCAGCTCGCTCCGCACGAATCAGGAGTATGCGAAGTCTTTCGCTCAGCTGCAGATGAACATGAAGGCCGCTTTCAATCCGATCTTCCAGGCGGCGCTCCCGGCGATCAACGCGCTCATAAAGGCCATGGTAACGGCGACGACCTACGTCGCCGCTTTTACTTCTGCCCTGTTCGGCAAGACGTACAAGCAAAGCCTGCAGGCGGCCATCGGGCTGGACAAAACCCGCGCAGCCATGGACAAAACGGCCAAATCCGCAAACAAACTGGCCGGCTTTGATGAGCTCAATCTTCTCGACACGTCCGAGGGTGGCGATGACGGCGGGTTCATGGCCGATCTGCAGGCGTTCGAGATGCCGGAACTCGATGTCGACCGCATCCAGACAGAGATGGACGCTCTGGCGCTTAGCATCCGGACGGCGTTCGAGCGCACTTTCCGAGCAATCCAGACCGGTTGGGACTGGACCGTATCCACTTTCGGCCCCGGCATCCAAAAGGCATGGGGCATCATCCAGCCCGAGCTGGCCAGGTGGAAAGAGTTCTTTGGAGTCGCGTTTCAGGACATCCTTTCACTCGGCGAGCCGCTGAAAAACTGGTGGGCATTCAGCGTGCTGCCGTTGTGGAACCAAAGCGTTTCTGGCGTGGCCACAATTTTTGCCGGGTTATCCGAGAGTGTGCGAAACGTCTTTACTTCCATATGGGATGCGGCATTCCCCATAATCGAGAAGTTTGTTTCCGATGGACTGCCGCGAATCACAGAGTTTGTGTCGAGCGTACAGAGCATTTTCCTAGACATGTTCGACATTGTTAAGCAGATATTCGACGACATCTGGCAGGATGCTGTTGATCCGGTTTTGCAACTTATCTCCCAGATCATCCGTGATACTCTCGATATCATTTTCGAGTGGTGGGATACCTGGGGCAAAGAAATAATCGATAATATTCGCGAATCCTTAAGTCGGATAAAGGAACTCTGGGACAACCTCTGGGAGAAAATGCTCAAACCAATTGTAACTAGAATGCTCGAAATGCTGACAGAACTCTGGAACAACCATCTGAAAGATCTGATCAAAGAGATCGGCAACTTCGTCGGCAAGCTTGTGACGGCAGCGCAGGACATCTTCAACAAGTTCATCATGCCGATCGTGAAGTGGTTGGTGGACAAGCTCGGTCCTGTCGTGGCTGAAGTGTTCAATGGCGTCATCACCGTGGTTGGCACAGCGCTCGGGGCGATTGTCGATGTTGCGAAAGGCATCATCAAAGCCCTTGGCGGCATCATCGACTTCATTGCCGGCGTTTTCACCGGCGACTGGAAGCGCGCCTGGGAAGGAATTAAAACCTTCTTCGGCGGCATCTGGGATGCCATTGTTTCCCTTTTGAAAGGTGCGATCAACATCATCATCGATGCGGTCAACTGGTTGATTCGGCAGCTCAACAAAATTAAGATCGACATCCCGGATTGGGTGCCGATGGTAGGCGGAAAGAGCTTCGGGATCAACATCCCGGAGATTCCACGACTGGCTGATGGCGGCCTCGTTTCCGGCCCAACGCTTGCATGGGTCGGCGACAACCGGAACGCTGCTGTGGATCCGGAAGTCGTGTCGCCGCTCAGCAAACTGCAGGAAATCATTGGCGGCGCCAATCAGGAGACTGTCGAAGTGCTACACATGATTCTGGCGGCGCTCCAGGACGTCGCCCGCCGGCCGGTGATCCTGGAGATGAACGGAACGCAGTTGGCGAGGGCTGTCGACGCCGCCCGTGACGACCGGATGCGGCGCGCTGGCAGAACTCTTAGCATGGCGTAAAGGAGGGGTGGCCGAACATGATCAAGATCAATGGGGTGGACCTGCCGGCCGCCCCTTCGTCATTTCAAGTAACCGTGATCGATCTGGACGACAGCGAAGCAACGAAGCGTACTGCAGACGGTACGCTGCACCGTGACCGGATCGCAGTGAAGCGGAAGATCGACATGACGTGGGGACCGCTCAGCTGGTCGGACACGGCTGCCATACTGCAGGCGGTCCAAAACGAATTTTTCCAATGCACCTACCCCGACCCGATGACGGGGCGGATGGAGACGAAAACGTTTTATGTCGGCGACCGCGTTGCGCCGTTTGCGGTCATGCGCGGCAACGAAATATACTGGTCCGGGCTCAAGCTGACGCTGACTGAGAGGTGATCCGCCGTGTATCCGGTGCCAACATTCATGGCCGATTGGCTCCGCAGACCGAACCGAGATTTCGCGGTAAAAGCTCTGGTCAACGGAGTGGAATACGGCGAAGACGTGATCGTCGATTTCAGCATCGAAAACAGCCTGTCCCTCAGTGACGAGCTGGAGCTGGGGACAGTGATTCCAAATAAACTGACCATCCGATTCAGGATGCGCAGCCAGTTTCCGCCGAACGCGAAGATCGTGCCGTACATCGCTCTCAAAACGGACAACCTTACCTGGGACGAAGCAGACATGAGCTGGGAGGATGCTGACTTCCCGTGGGAAGGCGGAACAACGGACTGGATTCCGCTCGGCGAATTCTATGTCGATAATCGTACGAAAGACCGGGACATCTGGACATACGTTTGCTATGACCGACTCGTGTTTGCTGATGTGGAGTATGTGTCTGGGCTCAATTACCCGACAACCATGCAAGCGGTCTGGGATGAGATTTGCGAGCTGATCGGGTTTACGTATGACAGCAGTGTGCAGATCGACCCAACCTATTCCATCCCGGCCGGACCGGCGGGCTTCACGTGCCGGCAGGTGATGGGGTTCATTGCGTCCGCAAATGCGGCCTGTGTGTATATGGGTAAGGATGGGGTGCTACGGTTCCGGAAGATCAGCGCGGCCGCGCAGCCGGTCTTTGAAATGAACGAGTCTGACTATATACGGGCGAAACAGGTCAACCCGCTGAAAACATACTCTCGGGTCGTCATCATCTACGATCCAGATGATGGCTTGTACTACGAGGCGGGAACCGGCAGCGAGGCGGAAACGTTGTATATCGAAAACCCATTTGGCACGCAAGCCATGGCCAACAAGATTCTAGCCCAGATCAATGGGTTTTCCTATGTGCCCATCTCCATGCCGGCGATCGGTTTCCCGCACCTCGACCAAGGCGACATCATCAGCTTCGAAACCGTGGAAAGCATGTCCTGGGAAGACGCGGACATGAGTTGGGATGAGGCAGATTTTCCATGGGACGGAGCGAAACAGTACCAGACGATCATCCTGCACCAAGTGCTGGACTTCCGCGGCGGGCTGTCCATGCAGATCGAGGCGCCGAGCATTTCGGAGCAGCAGTCAGAATTCCCGGTGGAGGGAACGCTGACCGAAGCGGTGAATCGGCTGAACCGCACCACGATCAAGCAGGGCAAATTGTACTACGGCCTGCAGATTTCGCCGGAATTCGGTCTGAAAGTAGAGCGCAGCGACGGCAAAGGTGAAGTCATCCTCAACGCCGACGAATTCCGATTCCTTGCCAATGGTCAGGATGCGCTTTGGTTCGACGTCCCGAATCTGCGCTGGAAATTTGCTGGCACACTGGAGGGCGTGGACGGCACCTTCACGGGCGAGTTGAGAGGCGGCCAGATCACCATCGGCAACGGAAACAACGTATTCCGCGCCGACGCGCAGGGGATTTGGGCCGGCCATTCGGACTTCTCTAATGCGCCTTTCCGGGTCAACATGCAAGGCCAACTGGTCGCGACGAATGCGAATGTATCCGGAACCATCTCGGCGAGCGCGGGAATCATAGGCGGGTGGGTCATCCAAAGCGGCGCCATGGTCGGTGGCACGCTTATCGGTGGCACCATCACTGGCGGCACCATTACTGGCGCGACTATCCAAACCGACCCTCCTGGAAGTTACCCGAGGATTGCTCTCTCATCGGCTGGCAGATGGTTGATGGCTGAAGGCAGTTCATCGCAGTATATTGAATTGTCTGGATTTGGCTCCTCCGGGACCCCTGCTCTCACATTCGCATCTGTAGGTAGCGGTATAGGTAACGGGGTTATGACATTTATCCAGGCAGGAAGCAATTTCAACATAACCGGAATCGGTAACGTATATGTGACAACATCGAACGGCGCCATTTTTCTTCAAGCTCCCAATGGAATTTACGTAAACGGCAATCGAATCGATATTTGATGTGATATAATGCAAGAAAAGTGTGCGAGGTGGTACTAATGAAAAAATCCCTCCACGTCGTTCTTGCGTTGTCTATTGGGGTCTTGATTGGAGTTGCCGGGACGGCGTTTGCGGCAGGCGAGGTTGTACAGGCGGTATTCGCCAAATTCAACTATGTTGTCAACGGGGATCCGGTCGAAATCGAAGCCGAAGCCTTGGTATATCAAGATTCCACATATCTTCCGGTAAGGTCGATTATGAATGCGCTTGGATATGATGTCACATATATGACGGATTCGCGGACAATACGCGCCGACAAGTCAGTTCCGGCGCTTTTGCGAGAAGTGCAAAAAATAGGTGGTGATATTGGGATGGTTCCAGTAGACGAAGTGACCCTTGAAGAAATTGAATTTCAGATCGAACTCGTGCAAGGGGCGATTCAATCGCTGGAACTAATATTACCCCTGGCAGAGAAAATGGGATTAACCGACGAAATAGAAAAAACGCTCGAACAAATCGCCATTCAACAGGCCCGTCTTGCTGAACTCGAAGCCAAAAAGGCTGAGCTTGAGGCGAAGCTTCAGCAATGAGGTAATTCGATGGCTCGTCAAATTGATCAAACGTTAAGCCCGCCGCGCGCGGGCTTTTCTATTGCCGCCCAGGGGCGGTTTTATTTCCGTTTGGAGGTGCGGTATGCCCAACATCACACACATTCTGCGGGCCGAAATCGACCTGTCGCAGCCTGTGCCGGAGCTCTGCGGTGTCATCGCCCACGTGCTGCAGGCGTGGCCGGGACGGGAACGGGAAGTGTTGTCGAAGCTGCGTGAGGCAATCGACGATCATCTGAAAGTCATCGAGAAAGGAGAGAGTGACAACAATGGCAAACCGATACGCTAACTTGGTCGGCAGTAACAAGATCAAGGACGAATGGCAGAAAATCAACACCGGTTTCGACTTGGTACAGGCTGATATGGACGAGAAAGCGGATGCCAGCGATTTGGCCATCCTGCAAGACGCCGTCACCAATCACATCGGCAGCGGTGGCAATGCCCACGCGGAGGCTACAGACCAGCAGGCCGGCTTTATGTCCGCCGCAGATAAGCAGAAGTTGGACGGGATCGAGGTAGGTGCCGAGAAAAACCAGAACGCCTTTTCGAAAGTGAACGACGTGGAGGCTTCCGACCCGTCCGATGAGCTGACCATCACCGGTGGAACGGGGATCGCGGTCACGACCAATCCAAATACGAAAGAGGTCATCGTGACCGCTACCGGATCGAGCACACCGGGGCCGCACGGCAGCAGTCACACCGAACATGGCGCCGACCCGATCCCTGCTGCGACGACGACGGAAGGCGGGCTCATGTCCGCTGAGCATGTGCAGATGCTTGAATCCCACGCCTCTAAACTCGACGCGGCCACGTCCACGGCCACGCCGAATACGATTGTTCAGCGTGATAGCGCGGGGCGATTTAAGGCGGCGGCACCGTCTGCATCGGACGATGTGGCTAGGAAGGCGGAAACGGATGCAGCGCTCACGGCAGCGCAGAATGCACAAGCCACAGCCGATGCGGCGTTGCCCGCGGCGAGCTTTCCAATTGAAACCGGCATGTTTACCCCTTATCTCGCAGGGGTAACAACTGCTGGCTCGAACACCTATTCGCTACAAAGAGGGTTCTATATTAGGCACGGTAAGCTCGTGAGGATTGACGTTGTGGTCATTATATCGGCCAAAGACCCGGAAATGGCAGGATTGCTGTATATTGGCGGCCTGCCATTCGCGGCGCGGATGCAGGAATGGAAATTTATTCCCTTGACTATCGGACGGTTTGATTTTGTCACGTATGGAACAGCGAAAGAAATTGTCGCTTATATAGACGCCGGTACCAGCGCCAATAATCAAATTCGTTTCTACAAGATCAATGAAAACAGTAGCGTAACAAGTGTGACTGCTGCGGATATCGGTAATACCACCCGCATACACGTTGGCGGAGTGTATGAGATTGCATAACAGGAGGGATTGAAGTGGTTAAAGAAAAATATTATCTGGATATGCTGACCGAAGAATCGGTGAGCGTCCGAAAACAAAGGCTCGTCGAGCTGGATGGCACGGAGTATCCGGTCGGTGAACCGTGGAGGCGCGCCTATGTAAATAGCCCGTCTGGTCGCCAGCAGGTGATGGATGAGGTGGCTGAACCGTATCGGTCGGCGATATTTGCGGTATGGGGAAACGAGCCGACGGTCGTCGATCCGGTCGGGGAATCGCCGGTCGAGGTACCCGAAGCAGAAAACGAATCCGATGCAGGCTCTGCCGAATAGGCGGGGCCTTTTCATTTGGGGGTGGTCATTTTGGACTGGGCTGTCATCGTATCTGCCGCCGCGGCCATCAGCGGCATCGTGCTCGGCTGGCTCGGCCGGTCCCGAGCGATCCGGGAGGACGGCGCCGAGGACGGCGAGCTGCGGGCGTCGGTGAAATATATCCGCGACGGCGTGGACGATCTGCGGGTGGAGATACGCAGTCAGGGTCAGCGCTACGATATGCTGGCGGAGAGGGTGACGCGGGTGGAGGAAAGCGCGAAGCAGGCGCATCGGCGGATTGATCGCATTGATAATGAGAGGAGAGGATGACCAATGTTTACGAAAGAATGGCTCCGCGCGGCGACGATCCGCGCCATCAAGACGGCCGCACAGACGGCCGTCGCTACCATCGGCACGACGGCCGTGATCTATGACGTCGATTGGCGGATGGTCGCTGGCACAGCCGCGCTGGCTGCGCTGCTGTCGTACCTGACCAGTTTGGCCGGGCTGCCGGAAGTGCGGGATGACGAGCAATGAGCGCCTCCGCGTCAACCTTCATCGCCCGCATCGCGCCGATTGCCGTCCAACTGCGCATTGAAGGCTCGCCGATCTTCCCGTCGGTCCGGATCGCGCAGTCCGGCCTCGAGACCGGCTGGAAAATTCCGGCCTGGAACAACCTCGGCGGCTACAAGGTCGGCAGCGGCAAGCTCACGCCGTACTGGCGCGGCAAAATCGTCAATAAAGGCACATGGGAAGTGTACGACGGCAAGCGCGTGGACGTGACGGCCGCATTCCGGGCGTATGACAGCGTGGAGGATTTTTTCCGGGATCAAGACCTGCTGTTCGCCAACACCCGATACGCGCGTGTCAGGTCGGCACGGACGCCGGAAGAGCAGGCGGACATGCTGCAGGCCTGCGGGTATGCGACCGATCCGCAATACGCGGCGAAGCTAAAAAACATCATGCGGACATACGGTCTCAGCCGTTATGACGAGGAGGTGGAACGGGTGCTGCAGGAACTGCAGAAGAAAATTACCGCGCTGGAGAAGAAGGTGGCCGAGCTCGAGAAAAAGCAGGAGCCCGTCCCTGCCCCGGCATGGTTTGTGCGGGAGTTCGGCAGCGCGGACCTGGGCGGCCTCATCAACGACCCGGACGGAAAGAAGCTGCCGGAAACGTGGGAAGCGATCGCGCTGGCGGCGCGGATGGCTGGAATCGGAAAGAAGTGAAAACCCCCGCCTGGCCGTGTGGCTGGGCGGGGGTTTTTTCGTGCTTGAAAACCGAACGCTCGTTCGTATAATGTAAGTACGAATGAACGTTTGGGTGATCGCCGTGCAGAAGTATATTGGTCGAACCGTT